TCCGATCACCCTGACGGCCTCGAACGTCCTCCAGAAGATCTTGGAAATGGCCTCGGTGCTGGATGAGCAGAACGTGCCCCCGTCGGATCGCTGGCTGTTGATTGACCCGTTCACCCGCACGCTGCTGATGCAGTCGAACCTGGCCCAGGCGCAGTTCACCGGCGACGCAACCTCGCCGGTCCGTAACGGCCTGATCGGCATGATCGACCGCTTCAAGGTGTACGTGACCAACCAGCTGCCCCGCGCTAACGCTGGCACGAACACCCCCTGGCTGTCGGGTGACGGCGCTGAGAACAGCATCACCAGCACCTCGGGCCTGAAGCGCCGCCTGATCCTGGCGGGTCACAAGTCGGCGATCACCTTCGCTTCGCAGATCACGAAGATGGAGACGGTTCGCAACCCCAACGACTTCGGCGACTTCATCCGCTCGCTGAACATCTACGGCTTCAAGACGGTGAACCCCGTCGCCCTGGTGCCGCTGATCGCAGCCTAATAGACACCTAGCGTCGGGAGGCGCTAACGTGTTAGACTGGCCCCGGCCCGAAAAGGTCGGGGCTTTTCTGTATCCGACAAGGCTTAAATGGCATCCCTGGAAACCTTCCACGCGCTCACGCTGCCACGCCTCCCGGCGTGCCCGATCCCGCTGCTGAACCAACATCTGGTCCTGGCCGCGCGGGATTTCTGCGCGCGTACGCACGCGGTCATCGCAGTCACCGACCCGGTGGTGCTCACCGCGGGCCGTGGGGTGTACGACGTTGACCTGCCGGCTGAGACCGAGGTCGCGTTCCTGAGCCGCGTCTGGGTGAACACCCGCCAGCTGATGACGCCGCCCGCCGGTCAGATCGACACGCCGCTGGCCTACGGCCCCGTGGGCTCTGAGGCCCAGGCTTTGGGCGAGCCCGCCAGCGCCTACCTGGTGTCCCCGACCGAGATCGCCCTCTACCCCGTCCCTGACGACGTGGTTCCCCGCGCGCTCGCCATTCGTATGGCTGTGCAGCCCATGATCGGCGCTACCACCCTGCCGGACGTCCTGGCCTACCGCTGGATGGAGGCCATCTGCGCCAAGGCAGCGTCGTCGCTGGCCCTGATCCCGCAGCAGCCGTTCACCAACCCAGAACTCGCTATGGAGCGCTCCGGGGCCTACGAAGTCATCGTCAACCGCGCCAAGCTGGAGCACTTCCGCGGCGCGGCGATGCACAACCAGTCGGTCCGCATGCGCCCGTTTGCCTGATGACGACCACCGTAACCTCCATCCTCCAACGAGCCGTCGACCTGCTGCAGGACGCCGGCAACGTGCGCTGGACCGCGTCCGAGCTGGTCCGCTGGTTCAACGACGCCGAGAACGAGGTGCTGATCCACCGCCCGGATGCCTTTGCGCACCGAGCCACGGTGGCGCTCGTCGCTGGCGTCACGCAGGCCCTGCCCGCGGAGTACTCGCGCCTCATCGAGATCACGAACAACGCCGTCGGCAAGAAGACCCCGGTCCGCCTGGTCGACCGCCGCCTGCTGGATGACACGAACCCGGCATGGCGCTCTGGCCGCGCCTCGACCGCCATCTCCCACTACACCTACGACCCACGCGTCCCGCGCGAGTTCAACGTCGAGCCGCCGGCCCTCGCTGGCGCAGCCGTCGAGCTGGTAGCCGTCAAGCTGCCGACCCCGATTGCAGCACCCGCCCCGGGCGCGGAGCACACCGCCATCACCGGCGATGCATCCGTGGCGGACCAGTACCGCGGCGCGGTGGTCGACTTCATCCTGTACCGCGGCTTCTCGAAGGACGCGGACTACGCCCAGAACGCAGCGCGCGCCGCAGCCCACTACACGGCCTTCGCCAACGCGCTCGGCATCGAGCTGCGCTCCGGCACGGTCGCGGCCCCCAGCGAGGGCGCCCCTGGAGACGTCGAGTGAAGACCTACATCGTCACCCGCAAGTCAGACGGCCAGAAGGTCTACGAGTACAGCAACACAGAGCCGGTGGAGTGGCACGGCATGGAGTTCGCCACGCACACCCACGCCGAGAAGGCCGAGGCAATTGAGCCCGAACCGAGCGCGCCCGGCTGGGACGTGCTGGACGTGATCGACTACCTCAAGCTGCTGCAGCCGGCCGAGCGCATCGCCATCCGCCAAGCGGCAGAAACTGACCCGGTTGTCGAGGACATCGTAGATATGCAGCGCAACACCTTGCGCATCCGTAGCGACGACCCTGACTTGCTGCAGGCGCTGGACTACCTGACCGCCATCGGCGTCCTGGCCCCGGGCCGCAAGCAGGAGATTCTTCGTGGCTGATTTCTTCCTCGACGTTTCGGCCGTCGGTAACGAATACCAGGCATACACGGACACGCCGACAACCTGGGCTGTGCCTCAGGACGGCAACGGCCGCGCAGGCCCCGGCCACTCGGCTGCTGTTGCCATTGCCACCATCGACGTGGCAGGCTGCACCGCATCCGGTACGGGCACCATCGGCGTGCTGGGCGTCACCGTCAGCAGCACGCTCAATGCGTCCGGCGCTGCGCTGGCCACGGCCATTGCCACCGCGATCAATGCGAGCACGACAGCGACCGCTGCCGGGGTCTGTCTGGCGCTCCTGCCCCTAAACCGTCTAGTGTTTGCTCGCGTGAATCCAGGCGTGAATACGCAGGTGCAGATCATGCTTCGCATCGCGGGTGTCGACTGGAATGGCCTGACGCCAACCCAGGCCAACATCAGCCCCGCGGCCACCATCGGCGCCTTTGCTGGCGGTGCCAACGGGCCGTTCGGCTACTGGTGGAATACATCGACCGTCTTCGGCAAGACGTTCAGTGCTTCGCAGAACACAACGCCGACCTGGGGCATTGCGTACAACGCCTCGGGCGGGACGCTCAACCCAACGATCTCCGACCCGATCATCGTTCGGACGCGCCGGGCTGGCGTCGACTTGGCGCCGCCGAAATGGTCACTCACATCTGGCTTCGTGCATAACTGGCGGAGCCGTACCTTCGTCTTTGACAACGGCACGACCTGGGCCGGTGACAACGGGCAGTTCACCCTTGGCACGTACACGACGACGGCAGGCGAGCAGTGCTTCTACGTCGTCACAGCGCCGTCCCGGTGGATTGCACGGTCAAAGTACAACTTGCGCATCACCCACGGCAACACCAACCCGGTCGGTGAGCTGGGCATCTACGAGAACGGCGAGCGCGTCGGGTGGGAGGTTGTCAATGTGTTGTTCGATGAGTCCGTCGAGACTCCGACCGCAACCTCGATGGCTTTCAGCAACCGAACCAACCGAGTCGTCCGATTGGTGCAGGGGTGCCGGTTCAAGCTGCGCGGCTCGCGCTTCCTGGCGGGATCAACGGACTCGGCGCTGTCGTTCTTGGTTCGGTACTTCGATTGCGATTTCGATTTCTACATCGCCGGGCCTACGCCGTCCGGGCTCTTCAGGTCCGGCAACGGGCTCGCCCAGGGTGAGGACACGCTGCTGGAGTTCTCGCACTGCCGGTTCACCTTCGCCTCGGGCGGGCCGATCACCCAGTTGATGCCGGCCGGCTTGACTCTCGGCAGCGCCTTCCGCCTGCTTGTCACTGATTGCACCGGCATCCGACCCGACACACTACCCGGCACCCCCGGCGACTTCTCAGGGCATCGTGCGATGGTCTTTGTTGGCTGCGCTGATGCAGCGACCGGCGCCGCAGCCCGGTCGAGCATCTCTGACACGGGGCATGTGCAGCGGAGCTGGTTCGACAACGGCACCTACCCCTACCTGGCCTCAACGGTTCCGACCGGCGCGGGCTTCTCGATCCGCGCAGTCATCAAGGCCGGGCGTGAATCAGCGGTGGCATTCGAGATCGCGCGGCTGCTGACGATGTACCGGGCGGCCGACGCGGCGCGCGTCATCACCGCTGAGCTGGCGGTGCCGAATGGGGTGACTTTCAACACCACGCAGATATACGGCCTCATCACGGCCACCGGGTCTGACAACGCCATCTTCCAGGTGTCAACTCAGGGTGACTACGCAACGACAGTCACCGGCAGCGCGGTAGCGCTGGCATCGTCAGCCGCATCGTGGACGAGCGCAGCGGGATACACGGCAGTCAAGATCAGCTTCGACACCGCCTCGATCTCTAAGCAGATCAAGGCCAACACCGAAGTGGTTATGCGTCTCATGTATCGAGGCAACACACCCGGCGGCGTCGACCGGACCATCCACGTCAGTCCTGAGCTGGTGTTCGCATGATCGTCGCGGCAATGATCGGCAGCTTCGGTTCGTGCGATTTGGCCTCAGTCGCAGAGGCCGGGACGACCTACAAGCCCACCGTGTTCAGCACTGACTTCAGCGTCTACGACCACCAGGACATTCCGAGCGAGCCGCTGGGTCAGTTTGCGCTGACGCTCACGGGGGTGGTGATCGGGTCGGCCATCCAGATCGAGACGCTGGCTGGCGCGACGCTGGCGAACCGCGTGGCGACGGGCACGACTGAAACCTTCAGCGTGCCGGCTTTCGGCCTCGGAAACGCGCTGAACAACCTGCGCATCAAGGTGCGCAAGGGCAGCGCCGCGCCGTTCTACCAGCCCTACGAAACCCAGGCCACGGCCATCGTCGGCGCCCAGTCCATCTTCGTTTCCCAGATCCCAGATTGAGGTAGCACATGCCCACTATCACCGCCTCAGAATTCAGCATCGGCTCCAACGGCGACATCCGCTCACTCAGCGGAACGACCGTCTACAGCACGCTGGATCTCCACGCCTGGCTGCAAGACCTGGCGGACGATGCCACGTCGACCGGCGACGACAGCCTGAGCATCCTTGGCAGCAACCCGTCCGAACTGGCCGGTAAGCGCAACGCCTCGCGCCCGATGGCGCTGACGCTGCTGCCGAACATCAACATCGACGACACGACCGCGCGCCGCTTCAACTTCGGCTCTATCGAGCAGGGCGGCGGCCAGGTGCTCTACACCGGCGTGAAGACCATCGGCTCCATCGTCCCCTCGTCGCCTGTTTACCTGGTCCAGAACAACGCCAAGCTGACCAAGTTCTGGACCGACGGCCACATCCAGATTCTCGTGAAGGCGCGGACGGGCGGAGCGCTGATCGACAGCGGCAACCTCACGGCTTTCTCGCGCAAGTACGGACAGAGCTACTCGCACTTCGACGGCAACCTGTCCGCCGGCTCGGAGCAGTCATTCGCTCTCGGCACGTCCCTGGACGGCAACGTCGACACGGGCACCATGACGCCCGCAGTCGCCGCGAGCTACTTCGCCACCGCTATCGGCGGCACCGGCGGCGCCAGCCCCAAGATCGCCCTTGCGTTCGGTGACACGAACCGGGACATGGCGAACGGAAACGGCTCCAAGCTCTACAAGGGCACGATCACGCTCGACGGCTCGATCACCTTGGCTCAGGCGTACCAGGCCCTGATGTGGGCCTGCAGCGAAGACAGCACGATCACGATCAACGGAGCCCCCGGCTGGCGCTACCGCGTGCTCAACGCGGCTTACAACGAGAACGTCGCGGCGCCTTTCGGCTCGTTCGCTGGCGGACGCTTCTTCGTGGCCCAGGGCTGGTGGCTGGCAGGTAATCAGGCCGGAGACTCGCGGAACTTCCAGCTGATCGCACACGACGGCACGGTCCAGCAGCCGCCCACCTCGGTCCAGATCGGCGTGTCGGGCCTGGTGGCCGGCGACTACGTGATCGCAGCGCGCGACAACGGGAGCGGCGGATTCGCCAACGACACGACCCTGGCGTCCGCGGCATCGGCGGCAGCGACCTCAGTCACCCTGACGGCAGCGCCCAGCGACACGCCCACTGGCGCGGGCTTCATCCGCATCAACGGTAACCGCCACACCTACACGGGCCGTGCTGGCAACGTGGTCAGCGGCCTCTCGCCGGCTGTGCCCGCCGGCGGCTATGCATCCGGTGCCACGGTGTTCATTCCGTTCATCGACGCCGCAGCGACCGGGGCCAGCATCAACAGCGGCGCGTTCCAGTTCGCGTCCAACTTCACGGTACGCTACCGGGTGCGTAACGGCGGCGCCAGCCCCATCGTGCCGTTCGAGTCGACCCTGGCTGTGACCAGCACCGGCGGCTCGGGAACTGCGGTGCGCAACGCAGACGCGTAAGGACCGGCATGAAATTCAAAGACCTGCAGGACGGCAACCTCGCCCAGGAGGGCTTCTACTGGGCGCGCAACTTCAGGGACGACGAGTGGGTCGTCGTTGAAGTGCTCTACCGAGGCGGCTGGGGCACCTACCGCGGCGAGGTGCGTAGCTGGTACGACTACCCCCACACCGAACTCCGCAAGATCGAGAAGCCCGCCGACTAAGCTATGGCCCTGACCTTCCTCCCCGGCACCCTGGTGATCGAGTCTGACAGCTCGATCCTGGACCTGCCTGCGTTCCACGCAGCCCTCCGGGATTGGGAGGACAGCGATGTCGCGGCTGTGTATCCAGTGACCCACACGTGGAAGGCGCTGGAGCTGGGCGGTGGCGCGCAGTTCGTGCAGTGCGACCTCATCAACGGCTGGAAGCTGCGCTTCCCCATGCCCGGCACCTACACCATCACCGGCAACCTGAACGGCACCATCTTGCCGTCGGCGGGGGTCTACGTGGAGCGCAAGACCAGCGCAGCGTTCATCACTGTCTCTGGTAGCGGCGGGGGCGGAAGCGGCCCGACGGCTACTGAGATCGCAACCGCAGTCTGGGCGCACACGCAGTGAACGCCTGGCAGAAGCTGCTGGCCGCGAGCCAGCTCGCTGCGGGCACCGCCTGGCAGTTGATCTCGAACCCGAAGACGGGGCTGGGCGGCGGTGTGATCGTCAACGACGGGGTATCGGTGGAGGTCGGCGAGGAGCCGTTCGACGTGGAGGTGAGCGAGGTGCTGGCCGAAGTAGAAGTTTCTGCGGCGTCGGTTGACGTCGAGGTTATGGGAAGCCCGGTGGAGGTCGAAGTCGACCTGGCCGGCATCGAAGTGGAGGTACTGGAATGACCGATTTCACGCGCAAGCGCGGCGACACCTACGCCGACGAGATCATCGTGAAAAGCAAGGCCACGGGCCTGCCCATCAACATCACGGGCTACACCCTGGTGATGACCCTGGACCCGAGCGCGGCCCCCGCGGATTCGAGCAAGAACGTCTACCAGCTGTCGGGCACGATCCTGGACGCCGTCAACGGGCGTGTCGAGTTCGCCCCCAGCGCAGCGCAGGCCGACAGGGTCGGCGGCTTCTACTACGACGTGCAGATGATCGACGGCGCGGGCCGCAAGCGGACGATCCTGGCCGGCAAATACAAGTACGTTCAGGACATCTCGAAGGTATAG